CCTCGGTCCTATGTTCCGGGCAAGATCAAGGAAATTATCATCAGACACCTTTCTCCACTTTAATTGTGGATAAACGTGGTCTGTTGAAATAACCTTACCAGCAAACTCAGCAAGTTCACTGGAAACTAAGGTCTTGTCCATAGCATAGGGGCATCCCATTGCATTGAGCCAAGATGTGTACTTCTCATACAATTTCTTGTTGAGAATAACAACATCATCGCCCAAGACAAAGAATTCATTGTTATACCTTCCACCATTTAAGGTAAGAAGGAGTAAACCATGAGTTAGTGTGAAAGTAAAGAAACTCGGATTAAAGCCTAACGGCTGTCCTCGTTTCCAAACAATCTCACCCAATTCTGAGTGCCAATTTGCACGAGAAACATCCCGAAACAAATTGACATAAGAATTGTCTTTGCCATAGATGGTTTCCAACGCCATCTGTTGCAATTCATACGGAAAATAATCAGTAGCAGAAGATAAATCTACAGAGTAGACTGTCTCACCTGCTATCAATTGATTTTGTATGAATGGGGTTGCCTTGCCTTGATCATGGGTACAATCCCAATCAAGGGTCCGTACAAGTTGTCCTAGATCATTCTTTAGTGGTTGCGATGCCACTTGGAATAATCTATACGGAGAAGCAATGCTCCTCAGCTTGTAACCAGGCTCCTGAAGGAAATGAACCTCACCTGCAACCATCGGTCCACAGGAAATATCATCGATACTAGCGGAATCGCTAAATCCGCGGATATCGATACCCTTAAAGACATGACAATAAATGTCATTCCATAAGGATTTCACATGGGACCAAGTCTTGTCATTATCAGTGAGCATAAGCTCACTAAGTAATTTCGAAGACTGTGGTACAGAGTCACCAGTAACCGAAGGGGCCCTCTTATTAGGAGAGCCCCTCCAGAATACCAATGACTGAGGCATTCCATGAATAGTCCGTCTACGGATAGTGGCCTTTACTGTTCGTCGAAAAGAACAGATAAAGGAACTCGGTATTGCTACCGGGTCAGCATTGACAGCTGTAAGGAACTTGTCCTTCTGAAGCCCTGTCAATTGAACAGAGCTCCAGTGTGTATAGACCATAAAAGCGTTAAGAACTTTACTAAAGTTCTTATCGGATTTTAAGGCCCAACGCATCAGACTGCCAACGACGCCCTTGATCTCACCTTTACG